TTAGATGTGTGCTTTTTATCATATCTGTCTCTTAAAATATCATGCTGAACAACAATGCACGTTTTTTGTTTATCAATTCTTCTTGAACATCGTCGCTGTCGACTTTAGTACTGTGATATAGTCCTGTGTTTCCGCCGCCGGCTGCTTTATGCCAAAGTATCACAGTGTCATCTACAGCCGAAGGATCAGAAGTAGTTACTAGATCTAATTGTAGTCCGTAGGTTACTTCAATTTTACCAGTACCATTAGTTTCTAATTTGATATTAGCACTAGAATCTCTAGTCTGTATAACTACTGCATTATCTCTAGGAATTCCAATAATTGGATTAGGGTCGTCAGGATTAGCCAGTTCTCTAAATATAGTAAGTCCTTCGATCAGCACTTCATTGGCAAAGAACTGTGCTTTGATACTGTCGTTGACTACTACGGCTACCTGAGATACAGCAGGTTGTGAAACAAAAGGTCCGATAGGGAAAAATGCTAGATCTAAAGGATCGTTAGCATCGAACGATACTACACGAGTGTCGTCTCTAACAATCTGAAAAGTTGGATTTAATTGGATTGCATCATCGACATATTTTTTATTAGGAACATCGTCGTCGTGTGTGACTTGATCTTCATAATTTGAAGTACCTAAAACTTTTACTACTCCAGTCCCAGAACCAATCAGTGTAAGGTCTCCGCCATCTACTACTGGATCTGTGAGAATTTTTTGCAGTCTCAACTGACTGTTGGTATAGCCATCGGCTATGGTAATATTCCAAGTGTCGTCTGCCTCATCCCAAAATAGTCTAGTATTAGGCAGAGACCCTCTTTCAATTTCAATTCCGCTGTATCTTAGAGTAACTCCGGCACCTGTTTCGCCGTAGTTTAACGTGATGATATTATCTTCTACGTTTAAATCTTCAGCTTCAACAGTTACGGTATTACCAGCAACATATAGATCTCCAGTGACTGTTACAGTGCCAACACCAGGACCTGTGTCGAGAGTTAAAGTACCCCCGTCACGAGTCTTGATATTGTAATCACCGTTGACCTGATAAAACTGTCCCATATTAGATCTATTAGATAGCTGTTAGTTCAAGGTAGTTTGCTGAAGAATCGTCTACGATCGTCCACTTATAACGATTGTTATTGAAATCTCTACAGGTTCTGTTATAAAGTTTTGCAATTCTAACAACTGCACCATTAGCACCTGCTACAAATCCTTGAATCATCATTTCATTAGCACTTAGACTGCCAACTGCTACGTTTACTAATGTACAGATTCCAGTATTTCCGGTGCCATTGGCAGCATCGTTTACTTTAAAACGACGAGGTCCTTTTTGTGCTAGGATTATGCCTTGTTCAGATTCTGCATTACTAGCAACCTGCACGTTTACTGTGAAATTGTTACCTTCAGTGCCTACTGAACCAGATGTTGCACCAAAATATCTTTTGTTTACGGGACGTCCCATTTGTTTTCTCCTTATGTTGACGTTCTAGGTCTACGCTGTGGGTTACAGCATAAGTCCGGACCTTCCGGCTCTTATTGACATTGTATTTAGCTTTGAGATAGCATAGCCATTAGTTCAAGTTTTTCTACAGTAGCTATCACTTGATTTATTTTTTGGATTTCTTTTTCAGCGTCTTCTAGGTATTTTTTGCTGCGTGTTTGCCTATGAAAAACCATCGCGATAGAATGATACTGTATGTGTAATTCTATGATTTTTTCAATTTGATTTACATCATGGCTAAACATGGGAAATCTTTTACGCCACAGTTTCAACTGTTCTCGTAGTTTAGGAAATTCAGATTCGTCTTTGATCTGCATCAGATATTTAAGTCAAACAAAAAGGCTCCGAAGAGCCTTTTTGAAACGTATAAAACGTTTGACCTTTGATTAGGTAAATGAAGCGTTACTGATAGTAACTGTACCTAGGTAGTCAGCTGCATTGCCTAGAGATGATGCTGTGTTTGTCAACTCAACATATCCGTAGCGTGTCATGAAGCTTACGACTGGCTCAAAAGTATCTGGATCAAGCACAACACCACTGCTCATCAATGGAATGTATGGGCAGTAGAAAGCTGCTGCATCGCTTTCAGAAGAACCTTTGTAACCGATCAACACTTTGTCTGAACCAGAAGTTTCAGTAGCAAATGTGTTTACATATACCTTCATTGCGCCATTCAATGTACCTACAAACTTGGTGTTTGTTGGAGCTTCGAATGTGCCTTCTGTTGTTCTTGCGAACGCAGAAGTTGTAGCACTCTGAAGAATTGTTAGTGCTTGTGGTGATACCACAGCCCAGTTACCAGCACCACGACGTGTACGCTGAGCGATTCTGTTTGCTACGCGGTTGATAGCAACTGCAAGAGCAGCATGCTCGTCACCGACGAATGTAGCTGTACCAGAAACAGCAGCTTGGTCATAGTTGATGTTGTTCTGCGAACCAGCAAGAGTTAGTAGAGAACCAAGAACTTCTTGATCGATCTCTGATGTAATCTCTTGTGCTAGAGCAGCCATAATCTCTGCTTCAACGTCAATACCTTGTTGGGCTTGTGCGTCTTGTGCAGATTCAAATGTCCAGCGAGCAGACAATTTACGTGTCTTGGCTTCGACTGTTTGCTTCAAGATTTGAATGCTTAGTCTGTTACCAGCAACACCTTCTTTGGCAGCAGTCGCATCTGCTTTACCATTGGTGTTACCAGAATAACCTTCAGCAATCTTGAATGGGCTTAGTGCCTCTTCACCGGCTGTTGTAGATCCACCTGCTGTGCCAGCAAATGTATCTGCATAGCGAACACGTAGAGTGTGGATCTGGCCAACTGGGCCAGTCATTGGCTGTACACCAACTAGTTCATTAGCAATGACTGTTGGCATTACACGTCTGATCACTGGAAGGATCACACGATTTAGGGTTGCAACGTTACCGGCGGATGTAGCTCCAGCTGTAGCACTTTCTGCGAGATACTTGCGGGTATTCTCTAGAGTAGATGCCATTACTGAACGCTTGTTACCTTGTAGACCTTCTAATAGGGCCTCTTTGGTTTCCGACCAGCGTGACTCGAGTAGTTGTGACATTATAGTTTCTCCTTAAACTTTAAGTCCCGCAAGCCTGCGGATGTCAAATATTTCAGCGGTTTTCTCCTCTCCGCTGATGTGTTGTGCCTGCTTGTCGCCTGTAATTTCTTTTGCCTCTGTTAGTGCTTTTCTTGCAGGTACGCCACCATCCATTACTGCTGGTAGGTACTTGTCAAATGTTTGATGTAGTTTTTCAGTTTGCACTGATTCAAGCAATTCCTGCATGACTTCACGCTTATCGCCGCCCAATGGTCCTAGCAATTCACTCATAATTTCCTTGCGTTGGCTTTGATCTTTGATAATACGTAGTTCGCGTTCTTTGCTTTCTACTAGTTTTTGTGTTTCTGCAACAACCTTTGCTGCTTCTTCTAATTCAAATTCTTTCTTTGAAACTACGGTTAGTAGTTTTGCAGTTTCAGACTTTTCATTTAGATGGCTTGCAGCATATTCGCTGGCGAAGCTTTCAAAAATTCTGCGACCAAAGTCATTCTTACGAGCAGCGTCAATATCTTCACGTAGCTGAGTCATTTCAGAACGCAGGCCTTTCGACACTGTTTCTTCAACGATCTTAGCAGAACGTGTGATAAAATCTTTCTTGATTTGTTCAAACTTAGCCTTGCTTTCGCGAACTAATTTAACCTTAGTTTCAGCTAGGTCTTTCTTATCAGCATGGAATTCTGCGATTTCTTTCGCCAGTGCATCCACGATAAAAGATTCTAATTTTGCAACATTGCCTGCTACTGCTTTACGATCTTCGTGTAGTTCAGCTAGCTCTTTCTTTAGATTTTGCAGAACAAATGATTCCATTGCTTTGGCATCATCCTTCATCTTTTTAGCATATTTGGCACGAGCTTCGATAAGGCCTTGACGGTCTTCGGCTAGCTCTCCTAATTCTGCTTGTAGGCGATCTGCTAACATAGCTTCAACGGCTTCCACCATTGCAGTTTTGTCATGTTCATATTTTTGAGCGAACTCTTCACGTAGTTCAGCAGTGACTTGATCACGGTTTTCTTGAATCTTACCTTGCCAAGCAGATTCAATCTCCGATTTCATTTCCTCGGAAATCACATTGTTTTCAAACAACTGTTTAACGAAATCTAGCATGTGATTCTCCTTGTTAGTTGAGACCTGAAATTATTCTTTTCAGGCTCTCTGCTATGTATTTCTGTGCCTTTACATCGCCTTGAACTTCTTGTGCTATTCTATATGCCTTGTAGCCACCTGTGTTATTCATCAAGTGTTCGTATACTGGTGTAGGATAGGCTCCCGGAGCGGAAGGCTGAGCTACCACATCTACTGTGATAATTTCAAATCCTTGAACGTTGCCGCTATTGTCTACTTCTCCAGAACCTCTACTACTGACTCCTAACTTTACTCCTGACGTCAACATAGTTTCAATCAGTTTTCCCATTGGTGTTGGGAGTAGTTTTAGTTTTCCGTAGCCGTTTGGACCGTCCATCCACATTTTTGTAATCATGTGACTGACGCGATCCAGGTTGATTTTTAAATCTTGAGGATGATCAACTTCTCCTAGAACTGAGTAACCACCAGAGATCTGCTCGTTGAGCGTTTTGACAGCCCTGCCAATTTCTTGAGAAGAATAAACACGTTGGTTTGCATTGCGGATATCTCCTTGGATGCAAATACCGTTTAAGTGCAGCGACTTATTACCGTCGCTGCCTTCTTCGCTCTCTAAGACAATCTTAGCCTGATCGTAACTTAAATGTTCACTAAGATGAGTTTTCACCTAGTCGCCCCTTTATCTACGGCCACGGAAAAGACTTTGCTTGTTATCAGCAGATTCACCTGTGCCTTTCTTTTCTGCACCGTGACCTGGTTCCTTTTTGCTAAAAGCATTACCTGCTTTGCCGCCTGGAACATTGATATTACCAGCGTTATCTTCTTTAGTAGAAGGATTTAGCAAACCACCTTTGGTGCTTGCACCTTCTGATTCTGTGCCGCCTTTAGCGATATTAGCAGTTGTGCCGCCCATATTGTTCGCACCAGCAACCACAGATTTAGCATTTGCTCCGTTGTCTCCACCTTTTGGTGTAGCAACTTTTTCTACATATTCACGAACAGTTTCTAGTTCGAAATTGTCTTTCATTTCTTCTTCATCGCCCATTGGCTCTTCATCGCCCATGTCTCTGCCCATTGCATCAAATTTTGCCTGCAATTCGTCAACGATAGCATCTAGATCTTGTAGTAGTTCAGCTGGCTCTTTGTCAGCGAGGTCTTCTTCATCTTCCATATCGTCGCCGGCATCTAGCTCAGCTTCTAGATCATCTGTGGGATCTCCACCGATTTCGTCATCTGCTTCAATAGCGATATCTTCAAATTCTTCGTCTACTTTGTCTTCTTCTGCGTCGTCATCTTTCGCAGCTTCGTCCATTTCTTCGTCTTCGTCTTCTTTGTCTTCTTCTTCAGCGATTTCGCTTTCGATTAGACCTTCATAGATCTCACGAGATTTCGCAACAACGTACTCGTGGAATAATTCTTCTGCTTTGGATTGGTCTTCGTTGACCAAGCGCTCGAGCATCTGCTCAAGTAATGATTTGTCTGCCATGTTAGATTCTCCTTCAAGATGGTTAGGCTGTGTTTTATTTACAGTTTTGATTACAAAACGACTTTAAATGGTACTTTTTTGATGAATTTGCTCAGAATAAGTACAGCCTGGAAATTTTTTTTCAAAATCTTGATAATTCACATGCCGTAGATTAGGTACCTGAGGTCCTAGCTGATCCGGTATAAATGCTCCGGGTTCAATGACTCTATAGTAGGTAGTAGCTCGAAATTCTTTGATTATTTTTTCTGTTTGACTGAGCCAATTACCGTGGAACGTAGCTACATCTGAGCTTTTTTTGTAATTGTAGGTATCTGCATACACGTTGTTAAATCTTCCTTGATTACCTTGATAATCAAACCCAAAAATGTAGATTTCTTTGTGTCCTTGATTGCTGGCTAACCAAAGAGCTGTGGGTCCTGAGCTCCATCCTTTGTGAGGTTGGAAAAAATTCAAATGGTGTTTAGCTGAGATTCCTTTGTTGGGATTAGTCCATACTTGATGTGTTTTATGGTAACCGCTGGCTACGATTTCATTGACCATTTTAACATCTACTGCTATAAGATAGTGCGGTTCAAACTCTCTATACATAGCATTACAGGCATAGACTGTGCCTTGATCTAGCAGAGATTCGTGGTTGAGATTTAGTCTACTACGTCCGTTGCCTAGAACGAACGCAAGGTTATTCTGCTGGGGCTTCAACCGGAACTCCGTACATCTGCTTGACGAATTCTAGCTCACTGTCTCTTTCGTATTCGTGAGCTTCGCTTTGCATTCTTAGTTGGTTGATCTGTCTTAGTGTTAAACGAGTTTTTCTAGTGTCTGTTTTTTTTAAAACAGATGAATCTTTGCTATTATCGTATCTACGATCTATAGCAAAATCATTGGTATCATCGTTGAAATAAAGGAATTCTAGTAGAAGCATAGTGTATTTATTATCAGGCAGCAGGTTCAGCAGGGGCTGCTTCAGGTTCGGCTCCTGCGGGGGGTGCTTCTGTTGGAGCTTCTGCTGTTTGATCTGCAACATCCTGTTGTATACCTGCAGGTGTAATACCGGCACTGCGCATCTGTGCTCCAGAATCTAACACAGGTTTAAGTTTGCCGCCGTTTTCTTCTTTCCATAACTCTTGATTTTCTGTGATCTCTTCTTGAGTGAGTCCTAAGAAACGTTTCATAGCAAATCTCTTGCTGAGATAAGGAACTTCTTGTAGACCAGTAAATGTCTGTACTCTAGCAGTATCTAGCTCTGATTGGCGATAGGCTGCGAAATTCTGTGGGGGATTAAATTTTAATTCAAACAGACTATTGTCAATGTTGACACCATTCTTGTTTAACCACAGCTTGAATTCTTGATCAAATGTTTCAATCAGCATGCTCTGTAATCTTTCACAGTATTTGTTAAATCTCAATTCCTGTATATAGGCTGTGCCTACTTTGCCGTCACTGAGAGTGTTAGCTGCCTCGTCTATGGCTGTAGGAAGATATGAACTAGGTATGCGTAGAGCGCGAAACAGTTTGTTAGTAAAATAACGAAGATCTGTAATTTCTCCAAGGTTAGTACCTCCTGGTAATGTTTCAACTTTACTTCCACGACCTTCTGCTGTTTGTGGAAAAAAGTAATCTTCATTCACGCTCAATGGATTATATGATGCATCGATCATATTCTGGCCGCCACCTGTTGAGCTAGGAATACGTCTTTGTTGAATTTCGTTTTTAACACGTTCAACAAATGCCATGGCCATATGTGCTGGCATATTTCCAACGTCTACATAGAAAATACGTCTTTCTGGAGCACGTTGTATACGATAGATAATGATAGCATCTTCAAGCAATTCTTTCTGCTT